GACTCTTAAAGTTTGAGTTATGCTTCCATTTAGGAAACATCCAAACCTTATCATCTTGGGGACACGAGGTATCACTATCATGATAAGCAGAACATCCTTGACATTTTTCGTATATACTACGTCCTGTACACCCAACCATTTGCGTATGATCATTATTATAAATTGGTACAACAACCCTGTTATACATTTCTTTATTGGGGTTGTCGCACAATCCTACATCATATTTATCTAGTATTTCTGCTGAATAATTTCTATTCAAGTAGTATGCTGCTGGGATTTTTAAATATGCTTTAACAGATTGTCTAGACACACCCTTTTCTGTTGGGGCGGATGTTGGAGCTATATAATGTACAATACTAGAAAATGTTTTCTTCTCTACTTCTTTTCTAGATATCTTGATATCTTTCATATCCTTTTTAGTAAAGGACAAAGCAAAATCAACAGCTTCTTTAAAAGAACACTGTTCGTCACCATCTTTAGACCAACCGTGATTCCTACTCGATATAACGCCCCTAATAAATCCTAAGATAGAACCCTTGAATATTTTATCACATCCGTGTGTTCTGCATACCCAGTTGCCTCTATATACTTCTCCATGAGGATATATATTTAAAGCAGATATGTTGTCTCCACCGTGTATAGGGCAGCACATTGACAGCATCTTGCCGTTATCCTTATACTCAATATCAAAAGCATCCAATAATTGTTCTATATTATCGCAAAGCAGATCACATAAAACTTTTAACTTAGCCTGATCACTCGAACGGTATCGATTCATTGTTTTCGTCATCTATTATAAATCCGTCTTTTGGTTTCTTAAAATTATTGCTAATCTCTAGTTTGGTTTTTCCCTCTATGATCTTAGCACACCAACCCTTCATATAACAATTAATATAATCATTGTCATCCAAGCCACCACCGTGTCTACTGATTAACGGCACAAGTTTTCTATTTCCATTATCTGGACCATCTTCTGCTATCTCTTCGTCTGATTTTCTCTTAAAAATACTAAAGTTGCTACATAACCATATGATACGATCAGAGCCAGACGCTGTGTCTGTGCTCTCCTTTGTAATGCCGTCTCTATTTAACTGTATAAAAGCGACTATGGGGACTTTATATCGTATGGCAAAATTATGCAAACTAGTCATCATAAAGCCTAATACCTGATACTCCTTTAGGTCTTGGTTCAGACCGGCGGTATCCATGAGTTTTAGATAGTCATAAAATATGACACAGTCTTTGGCCGTTCCGTCATCATTTAACCCTACCTCTTTCATGACCCATCTTCTCATTATAGCCAGTTGTTCCTCAAAGGGTTTACCGGCTATAGATTTATGAAATATTCTGGTGTTCTTAAGTTCTGTCGCGGCATTAATAATCTTATTTTTTGAATCTACTGAATCTGCAAATTTACCGGTCTCTATCTTGGAAATTTCTGTTTCGGTCATCATGGCAAGAATACGATTAATATGATCCTGTTTAGTCATTTCAGTATCCATATTTAATACAGGAATATTTTGTTTTGCCACATTAAGACCTATATTATCCGATAAAAGAGTCTTTCCGGTTTTTGGTCTAGCAGCAATAACATTTACCGTACCTTTTCTAAGGCCACCGCCAATCGCCTGATCATATATAGGAAATCCAGTAGGAATACCAACCTGATCCACGACATTCTCTTGTAGATATTGGATATACTCATCTATACCATCTGACATAGATTCTGGATTATTGTCATTGCTTTCATTGAGCAGGGATGAGAAGTTGAATACGGTATCTTCCGCTATGGACAATATGCTGCTTATAGGCTCAGAACCATTGACTTCTAAAATTTTATCCTTAGCTTGTTCTAGTTGGTCTCTTAATAATCTAGCTATTTGTAGCTTTCTTATTTTAGCAGCAAACTTTCTGACATTTTCTATGCTTACTGGAAAATCTATAACAGCCTTGAGATGTTGGGCCTCTTCTTTTTTAGATAGAATATGGGATACCCCAAGCTCTTGTGCTATAGAGTATATAGACGCAATATCTATTGTGGGGTTATGTTCTTTCTCACATATGTGTTTAATACACTGGAAGATGATGCTATTACTGTCTATTGTAAATGATGTGGGCTGTAGAATGTCTGCCACATCTAGATAAGCATCTTCACCATACTTACATATACCAGCTAGTACGGCTCTTTCTGCCGCCGGATCGCATAAAATCATATTATCTCCAAATTATCCTGCCGAGATTGCACACTTGTTACATTTGAATCTGTCTGGTGACTCTATCATAGATGGATCAACGTCCTCTGCCTTGCCACAAACACGACAAATCATTTTTAATGGAATAAACGCTTCTCTTCTAGGTGTTGGGGGACTCTTTATTAGTTTTTGATCTATTAAAACATCCTCTTTGTGCATAGCCCTTTCTGGCATAATATCAAACCTATTTTGTCTCTTAGGCTTATCTGCTTTCTTTTGAGTTTCTTTCCTGGTCTTAGGCTGTTTCTTTTGTGTGATATTTTCTACATCTTCAGAATCACTATTAGTAAGCCCCTTTTGTAGAATGGCTATTAATTGTTTTATATCGTCGTTATCAAGTCCCATGCTTCACCTTGGTTTTTTGTACAGATAATATTATGTCAGATAAATTTTTTAATGAACTTGCTAAATATGCCAATCTATCAGATCTTTGTTTTGCGTATTTCTTTATAGTATTTATACTATTAGCTTTGTCATTATGTTTTATTGCTTGTAGAGATTTTTCTATATAACCATAGCCTTTGTAATTATTGATTTCATCTGCAATGACTTCTTTTACTGTTTCGTCAGCCCAATTATATCTAGCAAGCTCTCTATTTAATGTTCTCTGTATATGAAAAGAAAATTGCCCTAATCTATAGGCTATTTGAGCACAATCTTCTGGCGATAGTTTTTCTATAGCATCTCTGTTCATTGAAAGATATTTATTTAATTCTTCGGAATCAAATTGATCAGCAATATAGGAGCAAAGCCCCATATTTTTTTCGTACTGGTCTAATATCTCATCCCAATGGTGAAGTTCTTCTTTGGCTGTTTTAGTCATTTGTGATCCTTACTTTCCACTCGTCTATTGATTCATTATATGGTAATACTATATGTTTGATACCATTGAGTTCGCACCATTCGTTCTTCTCTTGATCCCGCTTCTTTGACTTGGCAAAACCTAACATAGATGAATGATAAAATGGAACAAATTTATAATGTTGTTCTCCGTGTACTTCTATGCATTTTTTAATCAAGGGAATATAAAAATCTAAATATAGTACTTCTGATCTTCTAAGGGGTATGGGGACTTCTTCCAAAATTTGTAAAGTTGGATAAGCGAAAGCTATAATACTCCTAGCTTGAAGATGTAAAGACGATCTATTAGACGTTTTACCCTTTGCCATATTACCAGTTAATTGCCACTGATGGATATGACCAGTTAAATCTTTTACAATCATTTCAGTCCCATTGTCTCCTTGACAGAAACCAGAAGAGATTCATACGCAGACGGGTTCTCCATTAAATAGGCTCGTAATTTTTCTGTTCCCTGAAACTTAGGCTTGTCTTCTACGCTGGTGAGAGTATACCACGCACCGCCCTTATGAATGACCCCTATATCGGAAGCAAGATTAATAATTTCCATTTGTTTATCAATACCCTGACCATATCTTATATAACTGGTAATACTACCGCCCGGTGGACCAAGAGCAGAACAAATTACACTCCATTCTATCTCTTGTCCTATTTGCGAACTGTCAGCACTAAGAACCCAAGGCTTAAAAGATTTTGCTCTTAATTTTATATCAGTTTGATATGCTATCGCCTGACCACTCTTTTCTTTAAACTCTGCACCATATCCTGTGGGATTACCCATAAGGTGGGTAATACCTATTACTATATTTTTATTAACAGGTATAACATTTGCTACTTTACGACAAAATTTAGCTAGTAACTTTGCTCCGTCTGCTCGTTGCATCTTATCCATATCAGAGGTAATTTCTGCTTCTGTACATAGAGCAGAGTATGAATCGATGATAACTACAGATCCTGGGATTTCATTAATAATACGTTCGCCTATTTGTAGGTATTCCTCTGCATGTAAAATTTTACCCGTTTGAGATCCTATCACATGAAATTTAGAAAGATTGAGTCCTGGAATACCTTCTAAGTCCCTTTTCTTCAATCTACCTTCGATGTTTAGATAGTACACTTCTCTACCATCTTTAAATGAACCGTAAGCATATTCTGGTTTTTGTGCTGTTGCCGCAAAATCTAGAGAAGAAGTTGTTTTGCCGCACTTTGGTTGTCCTGTTAATACAACAAAGCTACCTTCTGGAACACCCCCGTTTAAGATAATATCTAGAGATGGGCTAAATGGTATTGTAAGTACTTTTTTATCTACTACAGCATTACCAGATAAAATAATGTCATCACCAAAGGTTTTTAGCACATCTTCTTTAAGACTCATAATCGATATCCTTTAATTTGGAAATAATACTATTGTTAATTTTATTGTTCTTGCGAAAAATCTTATTGGTTTTTCTATCTATTTCTATCGACAATGTTTTGTTGCTGGTGTCCAGTATCTTCTGTTCTCTTTCTATCATAGCAACAAGATGGGGTGCTCGCAGAGAATAAATTTTCTCAGCACCTTTTCCATTGAGCGCTTTCACAATCGCAATATCTGAATATTTATTTAACAGCTTGTGGGCGGATGCTATCTGATTCTTATAATATACGGCCCAGGTTTTTGTTGTCCAAAACCTATAATGCAAATCCTGATTATTAATCTTTGCTCTTTTTTCACATATAAGTTCTGTGATGTATTGAGCAGCAGACACATCCTTGCCGTTCGAATATTTCGACGGATATTTCTTACTTGACATTATGTCTATTCAGTCTCTAGGTCTATATATGGCGTTTCTTGCCGTCCTGGATATTGTGTTGCCTAGTTGTTTTCTGATCTCGTCGGACTTAGAAGAGGCCGCTTCTGTCATAATACTCACACCACCACGATTAGACATAGTTTTATTTGCTAGTAGGCTAGTATTTTCTGTTGATGATGTTACAGTTTTTATAGGACTATTTTGGTTTTGTGTGATATTTAATATTTTTTGTACAGTTTTTATCACGACGCCTAATTCTTTTGATATCGTTTTAGGTTCCATCTTTATTACTTCATAAAGATATTTGATGGCATATTCTTGTATCTTATTAGAATTTTTCATTATATCATATCCCTTTCAGCATTGTTTAACCATGCTATATTTTTTGTTCTTAAGAAATTAACATACTTATCAAATATATCCTTGTTTACAGACTTAAACGACCACTCATTTTTTCCTATTTTTGCAAGAAATCTGGATTCGTTTCCCTCGCTGTACATGCCCATAGGATTATATATCCTTCCATTGGTACCAACCTTAATAAGGTATCTGGTACTGATCTCACCATCAACATATTTTGCTAAGGTTTTTGGTGATTCTTTGTTCATTCGTGGGTTATTCTGATCGTCAATAAAATCATGTTCACCAAAAATACAATAGTAATATTCTGTACTACTAGGATTGACAGGTTTATTTGTGACGGGTCTAAATATGAAATCTGATGTACTCATAATATCATGTCCATTTTGTTTTAGTTTTTGGCTTAGTTAATCTACTCATACCCTTTGGCAGTGGTTTGTTTTCTGTGGTCTCTTTATAAGAATTATGCTTTTGTCTTAGGTGTTCCTTCTGGTCATCGCTCATCCTATCCGTATTCCTTTTTGCTAAATCCCCTACGGTTTTAAGCTCATCATCTGATTTTCTTACAGACGAACTAATACTTTGAGCATCTTCAATATATAATCTATATACTTGCTTATTTTTATTACAATATTTGCAGGGTAGCTTATCGTGATAAGCCCTAATGCTACATACTACCTCGTATTTTTTATTACAACTATCGCAGAAAAAAGTATATGACGGCATTATGGATAAGATTCTGGTAGGTATATGGACCATTCGATAGGTATATCTTGTCTTATTTTATTCAATAACCCGGTCACAGGCAAGTACTTTGCGCTTTTACGAGGTATTACTGGCAAATTGAGCAGAGGCATTTTCGCTTGTTTAGGTGTTTTATTTCCTTTTTTACGGTTGCAACCTGTGCAGGCTGTTACTATATTTGTCCATGTGGTCGGAGACCCATCTTTCCTATCCCATAAAGATTTTGGAATAATATGATCGTATGTTAATTTTGATATATCACATTCTATTCCACAATATTGACAAGTATAATTATCTCTTATAAAGAGATTTTTTCTAGAAAAACTAACCCGGTGATCATGAATACGAAAATATCTGTTTGTTTTTATAACAGCAGGGATTGGGTGTTTTTTATTGTTAGTTCCTTGTATAAAATCATTTTTATAAAAGTCTATAATGTCTACATACTTATAATTAGCTTTAGTAGTTTTGGATAACCACGTAATAGCTCTTTTCCAATCTATAATGCCTAAAGGTGAATAATCGGCATTAAGAACCAAGCATCTACTGTTCTCTAGCTTCATAAGAATCTAAACGTCCTAATACCTGTGCTATGATTGGATTTCTTACAATATCACTAGCTTCTAATCTAGATATACCTATTCCAGGTAGATCACCTAGAGCATTTATCAAATCACTAAAACCGCCCTGTAAATTTCTATTTAAGTCTGACTGTTTAACGTCACCAGTCAATATCATTTTACTGTTTTGTCCTATTCTTGTTATTAACATCTTTAATTGCTGATAAGAAGCATTTTGACATTCATCAGCAACAATAAAAGAGTTATGAAAATTTCTTCCTCTCATCAAACCAAGAGGAACAACCTCTATTTTATTATTAAGTCTAAGTGATGCGTATTGTGCTTGATTGATAAAGTAATTAATCTCATCTAATATTGGTAGTAAATAAGGGTGTAGTTTTTCTTCTGCGCTTCCTGGCAAATACCCTATTTTCTCTCCAGCTTCTAATACCGGCCTAGTGATTATAATTTTTTTGACCTTATCATCAAACAAATACTCAAGAGCCATACCAATAGCAATATGTGTTTTACCACTACCAGCTAATCCTTGACAGAACGTAATAGTATTTTCAGCAGCAGTTTTTATGTATTCCTTTTGATTCTCTGTTCTGGGCCTGAGTCTATTTCTATAAGTTGATATCTCCGGTTGCACACTGTTTGTAGCATCAACAACCCTACCTCTTCTTTTACTTGCTTTATTATTTTTTTTCAATTCATTACCCTTTCCAATACAGAGTATAACTATAAATCACAACTTTATATACACCCCGTATGGGTTTTGTAAGTTAAATTAAACAAGCTCCGCCCGCACAACTGATCTCTTCTATGCCGGTTGTATTATCTTCTGTTTCCGATAATTGTGTATAGTCTACTTTCTTAAAATTATCAAATAGATCGCAATAGATTTTCCAATTATAAACATCTTTCATACAATATGTTAATCGTCTAACATCATCATTAAAATATTTTTTTGCAAATCTCTTCATCTTGGTGCTAAACAATAGCTTGTCTTCTGAATCAGTATGTTTGATCTGATTAAGACTAATATAGTCACATGCGGCCCATAAGTTATTATTAAATGCATTTAATCCTAGTTCTATAAGACCAGAACACCACAATGCAGCATCTCCGTATTCTTTTACTATCTCTCTGCTTGTATATACGGTGGTAAAAGGAGCTTGGGGATAATCTTTGTCTCCGCTTTGTGGTATCAAACTTATACCAGCAAAATATTTACGATTATCATAAATGTATTTTGTAACATCGTCCCATTCTTCTGGTTTTACCGTGACCGTATTGCTTACATTATGACTAAGATACTCCTGTGTACACAAAGATCTATTTTTTCCAGAATGAACCCAATTCTTTTGAGTATCCTTTACCACCTTTAGCATTTCTACAGCGGGTAATTGATTCTTTAATTTTGCACCATCTGGTACTTCTATGGGGAATTTTATTACCTCATCCGTATTATTAGCAGACCATACAGATCTTTCACAGGCTCGCGGGTTTAGTTTTTTG